CACCAAAATTATGCTCTAATTATCTTATTGTTTTATATTGTTCTACACTTAATAGATACTGGTTTAGCTTTTACATATAATATTGGAGTTTTGATTGCATTGTTTGGAGTTGCATATGTAAACGTGTTTTCTCATGTGAAAAATCCATTAAATTATAGAAATTTTGAAACGGATGATTTATCATCCAATAATTTGTTTGTTGGTATGGTAGGTGGTGAATGGCATAATAATCATCACAGACACCCACAAAATTGGAATCAAAGAATAAAATGGTGGGAATTGGATATTCCAGCTCAAATCATTAAACTAATAAAGAAGGAAGAAAATGACAAAGAAGAAACATAATCTAATGGATGAAAGACAATCGTTCAAACCTTTTCACTATCCTTGGGCCTATGAAGCATGGTTAAAACATGAGCAGATTCATTGGTTACACACCGAAGTACCAATGCTCGAAGATGTAAAAGATTGGAAGAATAGACTAACTGCAAGTGAGAAACAATTTCTAACACATATTTTCCGTTTCTTTACACAAGGTGATGTGGATGTGGCAGGTGGTTATGTAAAGAATTATCTACCATATTTTCCACAACCAGAAGTTCGTATGATGCTATTAGGCTTTGCGGCTCGTGAGGCATTGCATATTGCTGCTTATTCGCACCTGATTGAAACTCTTGGTTTGCCTGACACTATGTACAATCAGTTTTTAGAATATGATGCGATGAGGCAGAAACATGATTATGTCTTAGACATTTCATCACAGAATTCTTCAAAAGAAAACACCGCAAAGCATATTGCTGTATTTTCAGCATTTACTGAAGGTATGCAGTTGTTCAGTTCATTTATTATGTTATTAAACTTCCCACGCAACGGTACAATGAAAGGCATGGGTCAAATTGTTACATGGTCTATTGTAGATGAAACGATGCACACAGAATCAATGATTAAGTTGTTTAGAACCTACATTGAAGAAAATAAAGAAATTTGGAATGATGAACTCAAAGGTGAATTATATACAATTGCAAGCAGAATGGTTGAATTAGAAGATAAATTTATTGACCTTGCATTTGATATGGGCGAAATGACAAAATTGACAAAAGAAGATGTAAAACAATACATTAGATACATAGCAGATAGACGCCTCATATCTTTAGGTTTAAAAGGCATCTTTAAAGTTAAAAAGAATCCATTACCTTGGGTAGAAGAAATGGTCAATAGCCCTGTTCATGGCAATTTCTTTGAGAATCGTGTAACTGATTACGCCAAAGGTTCTCTATCTGGTAATTGGGACGATGTTTGGGGCAAAGCCGCTTAATTGAAAGGAAAAATATGAATTTAAATGTTTCAGCAGCAGAAAGTTTAAACACAGCAGTAGCAGGTGTTCTTGGTAGAATGTCTATTGGCATATTTGCTACAATGATTTTTGCTTCTATTGTAGTTGGACTTGGAATAGTTCCATTGTTATTTTCTGGTATACTTGGATATGTTATTATATTTGCACCATTAGTTATGAGTTTGTTTTTGGCATGGAAAGGTTCTGAGATGTCAGAATCTACTATTAAACTTTGGTTCTTCGCTTTCGCAGCAGCAATGGGTCTTAGTTTAAGTTTATTATTCTATGCATATACTAGTGCAAGTATCGTTACTGCTTTATTTGGAACAACTGTTTCTTTCGGCGCATTAGCTGGATGGGGTTATTTCACCAAACGTGACATTTCGGGGTGGGGTCCATTTCTTTTTGCAGGTGTTATTGGTCTAATTGTTGCAAGTATTGTAAATATCTTTGTTGCATCAACCGCATTACAAATGACATTGAATGTTCTTTGCATTTTGATTTTTTTAGGTCTGACCGCATATGATATGAATCGTATTCGTGATATGTTTTGGTCTGCAAGTGAAGATGAGATTCGCCGTATGCAATGGTTTGGTGCATTGAGTTTGTATATCAACTTTATTAATATTTTTACAAGTCTATTGCAACTCTTAGGAAATAGAGAGTGATGATAGAAAATGCATTATAAAAGCATATTCATTAGTGATGTGCATTTAGGTACTAAAGATTGTAAAGCTGAATTATTAAATAATTTTTTGAAATATAACACCTGCGAGACCTTGTATCTCGTAGGTGATATAATTGATGCGTGGAAAATACAGAAAAACAAGTGGCGGTGGAAACAATCACATACAAATGTTGTGAGGCGTATTTTAGGTTACGCTAAAAGAGGGACAAAGGTTGTCTATGTTACAGGCAACCATGATGAGTTTTTACGACCAATGATACCGTATGGCCTCACATTTGGCCTAGTAGAAATCCGAAATCAAATAGAACACATTGGTATTGATGGTAAACACTATCTCGTAACGCACGGTGATCTATTTGATGGCATCACAAGAATTGCTAAATGGCTGTCGTTCTTAGGTGATTCTGCTTATGATTTTGTATTGAATTTAAATAGTAAGTTCAACTGGTGGCGACATAAATTTGGCCTAAGTTATTGGTCATTGAGTCGTTATCTAAAATATAAAGTCAAGCGAGCCGTAGATTTCATGTTTCAATTTGAAAAGAATCTTGCGACACATTGTAAGAAAAAAGGTTATGATGGTGTTATTTGTGGCCACATACACCATGCAGAAATAAAAGAAATTGATGGCGTAATGTATATGAATGACGGTGATTGGGTTGAATCTTGCACCGCATTAGTAGAACATATGAATGGTAAATGGGAAATTATAACTTGGACAGAGTTAATACAAAATGAAAAAACTATTAATTGTAACTGATAATTTACCAGATCAAATCAATGGTGTCGTTACAACATTCCAGAATATTGAAAAGAATTTGGTTTTGGATGGGTATTCTGTTGTATATCTTAATCCCAGGCAGTTCCTACATTTTGCTTGCCCAGGCTACAATGAAGTTAAACTTTCGCTTCCTTGGAAAATCGGTCAAAAGATTGCAGAAATATCTCCAAATCATATACACATCGCCACAGAGGGTCCTATTGGTTTGTTCGCTAGATTTTATTGTAACCGTCACAATATACGGTACAATACTTCTTACCATACTAAATTCCCTGAATTTCTAAAAAAAATATATGGATTACCACAAGGTCTTACATACAAATATTTAAGATGGTTTCATCGTGATTCTGAAAAAGTATTGGTGCCAACCGAAGGTCTAAAAAAAGAATTAGAAAATAAAAAGTTTAAGAACCTTAAAGTTTGGACCAGAGGAGTTGATACTGAGATTTTTAATCCAAAACGCAGAACAAAACCAGGCGATTACATTGTTTGCGTAAGCCGTGTATCAAAAGAAAAAGGTTTAGATGATTTTTGCCAATTAAAAGGCAATAAAGTATTGATTGGTGATGGCCCATATCTGAATACACTTAAAGAAAAATATCCTGAAGTAAAGTTTCTTGGTGTAAAACAAGGTGCAGAGTTAGCAGAATGGGTAGCAAATGCTGAAGTGTTTGTATTTCCTTCGAAAGCAGATACATTTGGCATTGTCATCCTAGAAGCAATCGCATGTGGTACTCCGGTGGCATCATACATAGAACCTGGACCATTAGAAGCAATACAACCAATGTATAATGGAATGTATAGTGATAATTTACAACATTCGGTGACTGCGTGTTATCAAATAAATCGTGGTGATGTTTATAGTTCATCAAAAAATTGGTCATGGAAAAACTCAACAAAACAATTTAAAGAGGCTCTTGTATGAAATTGTATATTTTTATATCTTTGCTGATTGCCATTTCGGTACCAGCATATGCACAGAAAACTCCAAAAGGTATGGTATATGAAGCACAGATTCTTCGTGTATCTGATGGTGATACGGTTGTAATTGCTGCACCATTTTTACCACAACCATTGAAACCAGAATTAGCGGTTCGTATCTATGGTGTAGATACTCCAGAAAAAGGTCATAGAGCTCAATGCCCTTCAGAAGATGCTCGTGGTAAAGCCGCATCAGAATTTACTAAAAATGCAGTTGCACAATCACAAACTCGTCAAATGGTATTGTATTCTTGGGACAAGTTTGGTGGTAGAGTTTTAGGTGATATAATTCTCAATGGTCAATCACTACGCACCATGCTTATTCAAAACGGCTTTGCTCGTGAATACTTTGGTGAAGCTAAACAATCATGGTGTAACTAATGGCATCACTACACCATATATGCGATGAGTGTAGTTCTGAATTCACACTCAAATATAACGAAGAACAAACCGAATCCGATCCTCAAAACTGTCCATTCTGCGGCGAATACATACTAGAAGGTATGGACACTATTGAGGATGAGGATGAATGAGTTGGTTTTTTCTTAATACAACAGATGAATTTACAGAAGAACATATAGGCGAGGCCTTTGGTTTCGTCTATATGATTACGCACCTAAAAACAGGTCGCAAATACATTGGTAAGAAATTCTTTACCAAATCTAAAACCAAGCAGGTCAAAGGCAAAAAGAAACGATCACGGGTTTCAAGTGATTGGATGTCCTATTGGGGTAGCAATAAGAAACTACAAGAAGAAGTAAAAGAAAATGGAAAAGACCAGTATGTCAGAGAGATATTACACCTCTGTAAAACTCGGAGTGAGTGTTCTTATTGGGAAACTTGGGAGATATTCAGTCGTCATGCTCTAATGCATGATTCATACTATAATGAGTGGGTGTCTTGTAGGATTCGGAAGGACCACTTGGTAAAGCCTTAGCTTTATTATTAAAGCGGAACACCAATACTTATGAGCCTGGCAGGTATAAACCTGCAATCACCAGGCAAAACTCTAGCACATTTGCCTCAATTCTATTGTGCGTTGCAGTATAATTATACTAAATAACTGAGTAACGCTTAAGGAGGTTACTCATGTTACTGAAACTTAAATCTTTCCTCTGTATATTTTGGGAATGTATAGTAGAAGCACAACAAAAGCGTGCTGAATTTTACAGAAAAACCAGAAGATTCATGGAATAAACCACTCGCTTAACCAAGGAGAAATATATGTTTGACTTTCCAAAAACCAATGATTTTGCTTTCGCAGTAAACAAATCCAAAGATGTTGCTGTATCCACAGTTGACTTTGGTAACACCCTTTTCAATGAGAGCCTAAAGTTCTTCAATGAAATCACAGGAAAAACCTTTTATACATATACGGTGAAGGCTGCTGAAGCTAACTCACAGGTCACCGAATATGCAAAAGAATTCATCAAAACAGGCACCATCAAAGAAATTTTCGCAAATAGCGGAAAAAACTAAATCTTGGTATCCAGTCGCAAGAAACGGCTGGATTATCAAATTTTCTATTTTTGATGAATGTAATTTTTTAATTACAGTTATTTCGCAATACACAGGACAGGCAATTATCCGATATTTTAACGATGAGGATGATGCCTGTCTTTTTATTAACTTCATACAAGATTTGGACGCCGCACAAGAAATTGAAATGTGAATTGTAAAAGGTAAATTATGAAATCGTTATTTTATTCTTATAACATGAAGGTTGATAAAGCCTATATCATTCGTGTAAAAGACCATGAAGTATCAGAAAAGAAAGCCAATGAATGTGCAGCATCATGCCGTTCAGTTGGCATGCCATATGATTTTTGGGATGCTTACGATGGTACAGGCGATACAATTATAAAACCAAATCATCACAATGTAGTAATAGATTTGATTAAGATAACTGACCATTATCTAACACGAGGTGAAGTTGCTTGTGCATTATCTCATATTAGTTTATGGGTTAAATGTATTCAACAAGATCAACCAATAGTTATACTTGAACACGATACAATAGTGGTACAACCATTTTTAGAACACCCAATTAATGGTGTAATTTGTTATTTGGGTGGCCGTGAGCAGGCCAAATTGGGATGGGG